TAAAAGAGTTGCAGAATATCCACGTTTAGAGGATTTGGCAGACGCTATGTACTGGAATAGTAAAGGAGATTCGACTAAACTAGAAGCGTATTATGCAGCCTGTGAAAAGGTAAAAACCGATAACCCTAAACCAAGTTAATTATGGGAGCAATAAAACTAAAACACACCTCTGGAAATGGCACTATTTTAAATAGTCCAGCAGCTAATCCTAGCTCTGATATAACTTTAAAACTGCCATCAACAACTGGTTCTGCTGGTCAAGTTTTAACTGTAGCAAGTGCAAATCATAGCTCAACAAACGCAGAGCTTGAGTTTGCTGCTGCTAGTGGTGGAGGAATTACAATTGCACACACATTTAGGCGAACTGCGACCACTGCTACAAACAACGGCACAACATATTTTGCAGATAGTAATTGGGAAAAGTCAGACAACACTTTGCAAGGTGGTTTTTCTACTCCTACGTTTGTCGATCCTACAAATGGAGTATTCGCATTTCCAACAACTGGTTATTATTATGTAGAGTTTCAAAGTTATTACGAAGATAGTGGATATAGTCGCAGCAACCAAATACAAATTCTTGCTACAAATGATAATAATAATTACAGCATTATAAGTGCTGTTAACTTTGGTAATGATTATGATGTCGCTAGTTATGCCTACCAATCTGGATCTATCAGAACAATTATTGACGTGACAGATACAACGAATCAAAAAGTTATATTTGGAGCTTTTAGTATAAGTACTGTCAGTTGGGATGGCAGTAGTTCTCAAGATAGAACTGCTGCAACCTTTATACGTTTAGGGGATACTTAATGATTTATAACGTATATAAAGCACTTGCATCACTTAAACCAACAGAAAAATGGACTTGGAATGGTACAGATTATTCTGGTTTACAATGGAATGACAGTGGGACAGCACCAACTGAATCTGAAATTAATCAAGAATTAACAAGACTTACAAATGCGGAACCAATGAGATTATTAAGAAAAGAAAGAGATAAATTATTAACAGCTTGTGATTGGCGAGCTAGTTCTGATTTAACACTTTCAAATGATTGGAAAACATATCGTCAAAGTTTGCGTGATTTACCAGCTAGTGCATCGCCTAAACTTGATTCTGATGGTAATTTAGATATGTCATCTGTTACTTTTCCTACAGAACCTAGTTAAAAATGTCGAAGATCAAAGTCAACAGTTTAGAAGGGGTCGGTGCTAGTACACCAGCTATCAGTATTGATAATGCTTCTGGAACGTGTACTGCCAATATTACTAATAACTTAAGTAACAGACGGCTCACTATAAATGGCGCGATGGAAGTAAGTCAACGCGGTACGTCAACAACAGCAAACGGTTATTTAATTGATAGATTTAGGAGTAATTTAGGTGGTATGGATCAGTTAGCGTTTACTATGTCGCAGTCCACAGATGCTCCATCTGGTTTTAGAAAATCTTTAAAATTTGATGTTACAACTGCTGAAACTGGTGGCGTTGCAGCAGATGAATATGGTGGCATCAGATATATAACGGAATCACAAGATGTAGCACATTTATTGTACGGAACAAGTGCTGCAAAAACTATCACATTAAGTTTTCATGTAAAAGCCTATCAAGCAGGAAATTATGCCTTAAATCTCTATATGGGTGATTCTGCTAGAGTATACACAACAACATATACAATAAGTCAATCAGCTACATGGGAGAAAAAAACACTTACTTTTGTTGGTGATACTGGTGGTTCAGAAATAAATGTAGATAATGGTCATGGACTTTATATTAATTGGTTTTTTGCAGCGGGAACAGATTATACTTCAAGTTCTGCTAATTCTAATCAATGGGCAGCTTTTTCAAATGCTGGCTGGGCGTATGGTCAAACTGTAGATTTAACAAATTCTACAAATAATTATTTTCAACTTACAGGAGTGCAGCTTGAGGTTTCAGATCATGCCACCGATTTTGAACATATGACATTTGCACAGGAGCTTGCTTTATGTCAGAGGTATTATTATCAAATTGCACCCGCAGTAGCCGAATCACTTATTGGAAATACTGTAAATCCTGATGGTGGAGCAGACATTTGCACAATAAGGATGCCAGTAGAAATGAGAATTGAACCTGATCTCGTAGTAAGTGATTTTAGTAATGCTTTTCGTCTTTATGCTAGTGCAGGGACACGCAACCCTAGTACATTTATTTTAAACACAGGGGTAGGGTCGACTAAATCAGTTCAAATAAGTGTTTCTGGAGGCACATCAGGGGGTGTTGGTTTTTTAAGACTTTATGATAGTAGTGGTGGTGTTTACGCTACAGTAGCATTAAATGCAGAACTTTAATTATGGCATTTCCAACAGACCCTATTTACAAATTAGTAGAGCAAACATTCGATGGTGTGACTACAAAAAGTATTTTAAAGGCAGAGCCTAATAACATAAGATTACACTTTAAATATGACGAAGCAAACACCTCTTACCAAGAGTATCTTGCTTGGGTAGCAGAGGGAAACACAGCCGAAGCGGCTGACTAATTAACCTTTTCCATTTGTCTGGTCATAATTCCACCCAAAATGTACAAAGGCCCAAGAGTGGGAATAATTAAGAGCATTGATATAATTAAAGTGTGAGAAATCGCTTTCAGTATTGCCTGTTTAACCATGCTTGATCGAATTATAAAAATTATTTCTATTTTGTCATTTTTAATGTCAGTTTCAATGGCAGCTTTTGGATATGTAGCAATTCGCTATATGCAAAGCCCAGAGTTTGAAAGAACACTGAAAAACAAAATTATGGGAAGTTTAGAGGATAAGTTACCAGATGTGATGGGAGACAAGATACCAAGTCTCACAGGGCCATCTATACAGCTACCAGAACCACCAAAGGTAAAAACACTTGGAAATCCCCAGAATTGAAATACCACAGATAAAGATAAAAGAAATTTATATTCCCAAAACAAGAACATGGGAACAATATCCAACAACTTTAGATATTATTGATAAACCGAAAATTGATTATCCTGTTGTAAGCTATCCAACATTCGAGGCTTTACAATATAATCCTGATAAATTTATCCCAACAGACCCAGTAAAACAGCCAGAACAACCACAACCAGAAATTCCACAGCCGCCAGAATACAAACCTAAAGCTAAAAAAGATAAAGAGTTTTTTGTTAAATGCCCTAATGAAGATAATATTCCAGTAGGAAGCTACCCTAATGATTTGAAGCTACAAGTCGTTATCGGTCATTCAATAAAAAATGGACGCTGCTATGAAATCCTCAGAGATTCAACCTTTATTGAGAAATGGATACCTAGCACTCCTGTTCTTGTTAACACTTCAATTATTGCTGTTACTGCGGCTGGTTCACCTATCATAGCCAATTTACTTAAAAACCTTATCAAGACAGCCATAAAGAAACTGAGCAAAAAGAAGGATAAATCAAAGGTACAAACATAAGCAAAGAAATCCAGAGGCACTTTGTAGGCGATTCTGAGTGGACTAAATTTATTTATTTAACTCAATTTTGTGTGTATGAGGGATAACTTGGTTCATTTTAGGTTTACTTACAATATCGGAGCAAAGGCCAAAGTATTCAGAGTCTGGAGAATATTCAGCACCAATAACTCTAAGCTCATGGCAATTCTTGAGCCTTGCAAGTTCATAGTTCAATCTGGCTGTCGATAATTGTTGCCGCATTATTTTTTCTTGAGTAGTCGCACTTTTGAGGCAAGCATTTTGAAAACGCTTATCAAGTGGTACAGATATTGTGGCTGCTATCCCAAAATTAAAAGAAGTAGAATCTTTGTTGCCGCTATAGTTTTCTCTGTAATAAAGAATCTCACCAGCATTTGTGAGGTTGCCATTTGAGTCTGTTGCTTCGTTATAAACTGGCGTATGGAAAATGTAGTCCTGAGGACGCTTTACTGCAACCGAAGTAGTGGCAAATGGGCTGATTGATAATGTAGCTCCAGAACATTGAATACCATTGCCATAAGAATTTTCTGTCATAGGGCCTGTAAGCACCTGAGTGGCAAAGTTTGACACACTAGATGATGTATTGCTTTGAGGATTGGCTATTGTGCTTTGATTGGCATAACTAGGCAGACAAGAAAAAAGGGTTATTAGTTGGAGAATATAATAGTAGTATCTGTTACGACCTCTGAGGTCACTTGTCTTGTTATGTCGATTACTGATTCGAGAGAAGGGCCTTTGTAAAACTCTGAAAATTGAAAAGCGTTGCCTTG